TTGGCAAACGCACCAACAATCGAGACTTACCAAACCCTTGACGGCAAGGCTTACAAGCACATTGACGATCAGTGGACATTTGACGTTGAAATGCTTGCAGACTGGGGAGCAGCCTCATCATTGTGCGAAGCACTATGGTCAGCTGCTGAGTCAGCACCAAATACAACATTGGCGGTTTCATTGACTGCCGTGACTGGTGCGGTTTTCGCATTCAACGTCATGCCAATGTTTCCTTCAGTCGGCGGGTCAGCACCTGACGCACAGACAGTTTCGTTATCATTCACAGTGGTCGGAACACCAAGCGAAACATTCAGTTAAAATCTAACAATCGGGAGACAAAATGAAGTTACCAATCACAATTGAATATAACGACGGCGTGCAAGCCACGTATGTGGCTGCACCGCCTGAGTGGGTTAAATGGGAAAAGCACACAGGCAATACCATTTCACAAGCCCAAGAAAAGATCGGAATTTCCGATTTGGTATTTCTTGCTTATCACGCCATGAAACGTGAAGCTGCTGGAAAGCCAGTCAAGCCGATCGAAGTTTGGACGGAGACAATTGCTGAAGTTATTGTCGGTGAGGAAAGCCCAAAAGTTACGCCGTCGGAAGCCTAAGTCGAATCATTTGGGAATTGTCCTTAGCGACAAACCTTCCCAAATCTGAATTTGAAACGGCTGAAGACATTCTGACGGTGCTGGAGATTTTGGAAAAGAGGAACAATGGCAAGTGATTCGATCACTTACGACAAGGCTGAATTGCGTGCCATTGTTCGCTCATTCAAGGCAATGGACGACGAAGCAACAAATCAAGCCAAGGAAGTCACATCAGAATTGGCGACTTGGGTTCGCTCAAAGATCATTGACCGTGCCAGCACTGGCACCCGCAATCGTCAAGACAACAAAGTGGCTGAAGGCTCAAAGGTTTCCAAGTCATCAAAGATCGGTGAAATTTCATTTGGTTATGTTGGGCAAAAACTCAGCGGTGGCGGTACAACTCAACAAATTTGGGGCGGTGCTGAATTCGGTTCAAATCGCTGGAAGCAATTCCCAGTGTGGTCGGGGCGTGAAGGTCGCGGTTCTCGTGGTTGGTTTATTTATCCGACGCTTAGAAGCGTGCAGCCTGACATTGTGAAAAAGTGGGAACAGGCGTTTTCAGCGATCGTGAAGGAGTTTGACTAATGGCTGGCAGTCGTACGCTCAAACTTTCCATTCTTGGTGACGTTGACAATCTGAACAAATCGCTGAAAACGGCAACGGCTGACGTTGAAACCTTCGGCGACAAAATGGGCAAAGTCGGCAAAATGATTGGCGCAGCATTTGTTGCTGCCGCTGCCGCTGCTGGCGCATACGCCGTCAAAATCGGCGTTGAAGGCGTCAAAGCGGCGATCGAGGACGAAAAGGCTCAAACACAGTTAGCTTTAGCCCTAGAGAACGCCACAGGGGCAACAAAGGGTCAAATTGCGGCAACTGAACAAAGCATTCTGAAAATGTCGTTGGCAACTGGTGTCGCTGATGACGATTTGCGCCCTGCGCTTGGTCGCTTGGTTCGATCAACTGGCGACATTACAAAAGCCCAAGATTTACTGACAACCGCCCTTGACATTTCAACTGCAACGGGCAAGCCGCTGGAGACAGTGGCAAACGCATTGGGCAAGGCGTACGACGGAAACACTGCGTCGCTTGGCAAATTAGGAATTGGACTTTCATCAGCCGAATTGAAAACAATGTCGTTCACCGACGTTCAAGGCAAACTGACGGATTTGTTTGGCGGCGCAGCTGCTAGAAATGCTGACACTTATGCTGGACGCATTGCGCGCGTGCAAGTGGCATTTAATGAAGCAAAAGAAACAATCGGTTATGCGTTGCTTCCAATTTTGGAAAAAGTCATTTCATTTATTAACAATAACGCGTTGCCAGTAATCAACGCATTCAGCGGCGCATTCAGTCTTGATGGCAATGGCTTGGGCGGAGTCATCACCAAAGTTGGTCAGACGATTAGCAATGTTTTCACACCAATTATCAACGGACTTGTCAAGGCATTTGGATACGTTAAAAACGCGATCAGCGACAATTTGGGAACATTCACAACATTTGCTTCATATATTTCAACCTACGTTGCGCCCGTCATTGGCACGGTACTGGGCGGGGCATTGCAGATCGCGGGCAAAATTGCAGGTGGCGTTATTGACGTCATTGCAGGCGTTGTCAAGATTTTGAACGGTTTGATTTCAGGCGCGGTCGCTGGAATCAACGCGTTAATTTCTGCCTATAACGCAATCCCATTTCTGCCAAATGTTTCAAAGATTTCGGCACCAACCGTCAGCGTTCCAACCGTTTCAGTTCCAAAAGTCACTACGCCTAGCACGACAATTCCAACCGTTCCAACAAGTACGACAACGGCAACTGCTTCAGGCAATGGAGTTTCAACCGCTGCTAAAAGTGCCGCTTCAGTGGCAGCAGCTGCGTCAAATGTTGTTTCAAGCAATTTCAATGTTGGTTCATTCCGAATGGCTGAAGCGGCGACCAGCGGCACAACAATCAACCTGACCGTCACGGGCGCATTGGACAAAGAAGGCACTGCACGGACAATCATTGACACACTCAATTCCTCATTTTACCGCGGCACAGGTGGCGCAACTAACCTGCAAACAGCATGACCCAGTGGCAACCCGTTTGGAAGGTGACAATTGACGGTGTTGATTACACTGACGCAATTCTTGCCAATTTAGTCATTCGATCAGGTCGAACAAACATTTATGAGCAGGCACAGGCAGGATACGCCAACATTCAACTGATTGATCTTGACCAATCGGCAATACCAGTCAACGTCAATTCAAGCATTTCAATTCAGGTGCAAAATACATCAGCTGCATATGTACCGATTTTTGGCGGCACCGTCGTTGATATTGGTTTAGAAGTCAGGGACGTTGGTTCAACCATGTTCACACAGACTTATTCAATCACCGCATTGGGCGCATTGGCTAGGTTGCCAAAAATTCTGACTGACGGCGTACTTTCAAAAGATTATGAAGGAAATCAGATTTTATCCATTTTGACTGATTTGCTAATCAACAATTGGTCAGAGGTTTCACCGTCAGTGACATGGGCTGGTTATGATCCAACAACGACTTGGGCTGACGCTGAAAATACTGGATTGGGCGAAATTGACACTCCTGGACAATACGAATTGGCAGCGCGTTCAAGTGATCGAGTTGACGTATATTCGCTGGTTTCAGCATTGGCAACATCGGGATTGGGTTACATTTACGAGGACGCAAATGGCGCAATTTCATACGCCGACTCAATCCACCGCAGGGATTATCTAATAGCCAACGGTTATGTTCAATTGACTGCAAATCAAGCCCGTGCAGCAGGCTTGCGCACCGAAACCCGCGCTGGAGACGTTCGCAACAATTTGACGATCAAATATGACGCAACCAGCAGCAGCGAACGATCTGCCAGCGATCCAACCTCAATTTCACAGTACGGAAATCTTGCCCAAATCATCACAACGACATTGCACAATTCAAGCGACGCAACGGCACAAGCCAATTTTTACTTAGCACTTAGAAAAGACCCTGAACCCATTTTTTCAGAAATTGTTTTTGATCTGACAAACCCTGAATTGGACAACTCAGACAGAGACGATCTGATCGAAGTTTTCATGGGAATGCCAGTTGCCGTCAATGATTTGCCAACCAACATGGGTTCGATCTTTCAAGGTTTTGTCGAAGGTTGGGCATTTCAGGCGGGCTACAACCGTTTATCCATTTCATTGAATGTTTCGCCAACTGCCTATTCATTGCAATCAGTGGAATGGGGCGAAGTAAGCAACACATTCAATTGGTCGGGCGTGTCGCCAACGCTTGATTGGCAACGTGCCACAATTGTCACTTGATAAGGAGAAAACATGACAAATCCAACGAGTAACTTCAACTGGCAAATGCCGACTTCGACTGATTTGGTCACGGATTTGCCCGCTGATTTTGAGGTTTTTGGACAAGCCGTTGATACAACAATGGCTGATCTTAAAGGTGGAACAACTGGTCAAATCCTGTCGAAAACTTCCAATACCGACATGGACTTCACATGGATTACAAACGATCAAGGCGATTTGACTGAAATCACCGCTGGAACAGGTATCACGGTGACAAGCCCAACTGGACCAATTCCAACAGTTGCAATTGACACCGCAACCGTCCCGCGCTTGGCTTCGTCAAACACATTTTCAACAAATCAAATCGTTTCATGTGCAACTACATCAGCTGCGCTTCGAGTGACTCAAACAGGATCGGGAAACTCATTATTGGTTGAAGACTCAGCAAACCCTGACTCAACGCCAATGGTTGTCACATCGGACGGAACAATCGTAACTGGAAATACAACCGCTGGCGTTTCAATGGGTTACTCAGGAATTGCAGGGACAATTCCACGTGTCCAAGCAACTGGTACGACATCAGGCACAGGGTCGATTGGCGTTTTCAACTGGGCTAATAACTCAGCCTCAGCCTCAGCAATTATGATTTCAAAAAGTAAGTCAGGCACAATCGGTACTTATGGAGCAACAACGACAAATGATGACGTCGGCGCGGTTGTATTTAATGCCGACGACGGAACGGAATTTCAGCGTTCTTCAATGATTTTTGCCGAAGTTGACGGAACTGTTTCAACAGGCATTGTTCCTGGGCGCATGATTTTCTACACAACAAATTCAAGCGGTGTTTTAACAGAGCGTTATCGTATCGACTCAAACGGTCGCAATGTTTTCACTGGTTCAATTACCACTGGCGTTCCACTGCAAAAAACAGCAGATTTCACGCTTGCAAGCACTGAAAACTGGATTGTCAACATGAAAACAGGTTCAGGATTGGTGATCACATTGCCAAACGCTTTGACCTATGCGGGACGACAATTGACGATCACAAACTGGCAAGCACAGACAGTCGCAGCTTCAGCCTCAGTCGTTGTGAAAAACAACGCAGCTGCTGGAACAGCAATTTTGCCAGCGACAATCGGAACATGGGCTGAATTAGTTTCA